GGATTTCGCTGACGTTGGTATTCCGGCAGGGGAGGGAAAGGTTGTTCACGAGAGCCAGAGTTCCGTGGGGTTCAATCAAGTTTCTAATCAAGGCGGTACAGTAGTTGGTTCATCAAGAGAATATACTGCCACCACTATGCAGATTTGGGTCACGAACTCAGGCGTTGCTCCGGTGCTATCATAATGTTATCATTCTCAGACACATTAACAGAACAAAATCACGCAAAAACAAACCACAGATACGCGGAGGGATAAATGGGCGCGTCACGATATTTAGAAGATGAAGACATCTGGATCGCTGCAGGTGAAGTGAAGAACGTTTCACACGTTAACAAATTTGGATTTAAAGAAAGCGTTGGAAGTGCAGACTTTGAAACGGTTTGGGATGGAACAGGAAATCTTCCCTATCTAACCACTGCGTCAACTTTGACGGTCACTGCAGATGATATCGCGGACAGTGGAGATGATATCATCATTCAGGGTCTTGATGGAAACTATCAACCATTGTCAGAGACTATTGAAGCGACTACTGCGGGAAACACAGGCACCTCTGAATTTTTGAGGGTTTTCCGTGCACAGTATATTGCTGAGGTTGACTCTGATAATACTGCAGACATCAACATCACCGGTGGTGGTGGTCAGACACTCGCGACAATCAGTGCTGGTTTTGGTCAGTCTTTAATGGCAGTATACACGGTACCGGCAAACACAAATGCATATCTGAAAAAGATACAGACCACAACTGACAAAAATCAAGCCTTTGAAACTAAACTAATTGCAAGACCCATAGAGCAGGGTTCGTTTAACACCAAAGGACGTTTCAGTGGTACAGAACAGACAGGGTATGATTATGCAATACCTTTAAAGTTTGAAGCTAAAACTGACCTTGAAGTTCGGGCAAAGGGTGCAGGTAGTCCAAACATCTCAGCGGTGTTTGATCTCATATTAGTGGAGAAGTAATGGACTTTTTAGATTTCATCACTGAGTCGAAGAACACTCACATGACTCACATTGAGGACAAGGTTCTCTATGGGGGTGTGGACGGGACTCGACAGGCTATCAATGCGTTGCGTGAGTTGCGTAACATGTTGGCAGGTAAGAAAGAGACCGGAGTCTCTGTGAAGTGGGACGGTGCGCCTGCAATCTTTGCAGGAATCGACCCCCGTGACGGAGAGTTCTTTGTTGCAAAGAAAGGTATCTTCAACAAGAACCCCAAGGTCTACAAGACCAACGCCGACATTGACGCGGACACCAAAGGTGATTTGAATCAGAAACTCAAAGACGCTCTGCGATATCTACCTGCTCTTGGTATTACGGGCGTGATTCAAGGTGACTTCCTGTTTGGTCGCGGGGATCTGGGAACTAAGACCATTGATGGACAGGCCTATACCACATTCCACCCCAACACAATTGTCTATGCGATACCAAAGGGACAAGACAAGGAAGTCAAAGCCGCAAAGATCGGTATCGTCTGGCACACAACCTACACCGGTCGAACGTTCGAGACAATGCGAGCGTCGTATGGTGTGAATGTCGCAGGACTCGCAAAGTCGCGTAATGTCTGGTCGCAGGATGCCATGTTACGAGATGTTCGCGGTGCAACAATGACCTCAGCAGAAACGGAGAAAGTCAATGCAATTCTTTCGGAGATTGGAACACTATTTAATTCAATATCTGGATCTACTCTACGTCAACTCGAATCCAACCAATCCTTGGCTCAGCATATCGAACAGTTCAACAACACCTATGTGCGAAAGGGACAACGAATCAAAGACCCCAAACAACACGCTCGCAAACTGATCACTTGGATCAAGTCTAAGTATGCAAAGCAGATGTCGTTGCGTAAGACCCCAAAAGGTAAGGCAACACAGAAGGCAATCATGCAGTCGTTACTGGATTTCTTCGATACAAAAAATCTACAAAATTTAGAAAAAATGTTTCAATTACAAAAATTAATCGTAGATGCAAAATTAATTCTTATAAATAAATTGAACAGGATCGGTTCTCTTGAAACTTTTGTGAAGACTTCAAAGGGATACAAGACAACCGGTCAAGAAGGTTATGTAGCAATTGATACACTTGGTGGTGACGCGGTGAAATTGGTTGATCGTATGGAGTTTTCCTACAACAACTTTTCACCAGATATATTGAAGGGATGGCAGAAACCTAGTAGGAGATAGAACAGTGGCAGATCCACTTTCTTTTAAGGAATTTACAGAAGCCTGTTGGCAAGGTTACACACAGAAAGGCATGAAACCGAAGAACGGTAAGATGGTGCCTAATTGTGTTCCAGAGGAAGACCAACAACAAAACGAAGTTCTGTCCATGCAGGGCAGACGTGCGTTATCTCGTGCGATGAAACGCCGTAAAAACCAACTCGCACTGGCCCGCCGTCGGAACAGACAAAAGTCTGCACAAAACCCAAGACTACAAAACCGCGCAAAACGTCAAGCGCGTAACCAACTATTTAAAAGACTAAGTGGGGGCAAAAAGAGATCCCAATTGTCGCCGTCACGTCGTGCAGGATTAGAAAAGAAAGTTCAAACATTCGCGGGACGAATGCAGGCAATTGCTCGCAAGATCCTACCAGATGTTCGTAATGCAGATAGGAAACGTAAGTGAGTAAAATCCCATCATTCAGTCAATACCTAGTTGAAGAGGCTCGAGAAGTCTTCTTCACCTTTGGTCGTATGAATCCCCCAACTATCGGTCACGGTAAGTTGATGAACACCATGTCCGCAAAGGCTGGTAGTAATCCATACAAAGTTTATCTGTCGCAGTCCAGTGATGCGCGTAAGAATCCACTGACCTACGAACAGAAGATAAAACACTCTCGTAAGATGTACCCCAAACACGCACGATCAATCATCAAGGACAAGAAACTGCGAAACGTCTTTGAGGTTGCGTCGTCTCTCTATGATCAAGGATTCAATCGAGTCACAATGGTCGTGGGTGCGGATCGTATCACAGAGTTCGAGACACTTCTGAACAAATACAACGGTAAGAAGGGTCGTCACGGGTTCTACAACTTCGAAAAGATCAACATCGTCTCTGCGGGTGATCGTGATCCGGATGCCGAAGGTGTAGAGGGTATGTCCGCATCGAAACAACGCGAGAACGCAAAGAAGAATGATTTCACAACATTCTCTCAGGGCATACCATCGTCTATGAACAACCGCGATGCCAAGAAGTTGTTCAACGATGTTCGCACGGGTATGGGTCTCAAAGAGACAAAAGAGTTTAAGAACAAAATATCGTTGGAGTCTGTGAGTGAAGTACGCGAAAAGTATATTGAGGGAGATCTCTTCAATGAAGGGGATCGAGTCAGAACAAAAGCTGGCCTTGCAGGGCACATTCATCGCCTTGGTAGCAATTATGTTATCGTTGCTCTCGATGAAGGTCGTATTTCTCGTTGCTGGTTAGAAGATGTAGAACTCGAAGAGGACACCATGTCCGACATTCGTGCCTTCTTTGACCGACACAAAAACAAAAAGAGATATGAGAAGGCAGTCCGTTTATTCTTGGATATGCGTAAAAAGAATCCAGGCCAATCGAACAAGATGTTGCGTAAGGTGGGTCAGATGACAGATCTGGACATCCGTGAGATTGATCGAGTTCTTCGCGATATGGTCAAGAAAGGTGCGATGCCGAAACACCTACTCAACTATCCATCGATACAGAAACCTGTTCGCGAAGGCACAATGGGTGATGCACCAGAATGGGGCACAGACGCATCTACACGTACAGCAAAGAAAAAGACGCCAGGCGAAAGAAACGAAGACGCGATGCAACAGACTAAGGATCGTATCTCCCGCGAGAAAGAAGCGGACAGAGTTAAACATGACCGTATGTTAGACCGCGCAAGATTGGTTCGAGCACGTCGTAAGAACGCAGAAACTAATCCAAGGGACAATCCAAGAGCGGCAAAAGAAGCGACATACGATCGTCCACATCCCCCCGCTGGTATCAAGTCTGGTGATCAGATGAACGCCAACAAGTTCAATCCCCAAGACATGGTGACACACAACCCCGTTGCAAAACACGCACGGAAGTTCAACAAGTCTGCCATCATGCGTGACCGTAAGAAAGACTCGAAGCGTGGATACACCAAACACAAGGGTAAGATTGATGGCTAGGGATTACAAGAAAGAATACGCCAACTATCACTCGCGCCCCGATCAGATCAAAAGGCGTGCCGCCCGTAATGCAGCGCGTCGTGCAATGCGTGGTCGGAAAGAACTGACCGACGAAAAAGATGTGCATCACAAGGATAACA